GGATAAGCGGCTACATCTGCGTTCCCTGGTAAACTAGACGGGAATGGGATCTGCAGCGTCAGTGTATCCCCAACATGCGAAAGAATATATCTACGCTCCAGGCCAGAAGGCCCAACCCAATCGACATACCCTCCATCGAAGTAATGGTCCGGCGGAACGTCAAAAGCAGCCGCTGTAATCTCCGAGCCGGATACGCCTGTCAGCGTCGCATCTACCCGGAAGGTCGCCGCGATAGCCCCGCAAGCAGTAGAATAGAGGGTGTGCGGGCAGGAGGTCTGGTACATCCTCCTGAGCATAGGTCGCCTGATGGAGGTATATACTGGCTCGAATTGCGTCTCTACCTCTCGCTCCAGCCATTTCACATTCACTAGTCGCCCGGTCCACTGCACGATCGTTTCGCCGTCCCCCTCGTGGTAGCGGTAGATCGTCACGGTCATGATTTCTGTAGGCGGATAGCCCCTATACCCATCGAAAACGAGCAAGCCTTTGTCGGCTTTGATTGTGATAGGCGCCCTCGATACTTCCTGCCCCTGTTCCAGCCGTGATCTCGATATTTGTGCACTGGCGAAAGTCGCCCCCAAGATGTCTTTATCCTCGTCCGCCGAGGTGTATCGCCAGGCGATGGACCCCCTCTGAAACAGGTAAAGCTCAATCGGGTAGCCGCTGTACGCCCCGGTTTCTTGCGCCGCGTAGGTCACGGTTCAATCTCCAGGATGGGGATGGAGGACCGTATCCATTGCCCCTCGTTCCATTCCATCTCGATCCGGTCGGTATCCAGACGCTTGAGGCCAAGGAAGGAAATTAGGCGGATCTCGCTTGCGTCCAGACCGATTGCGGAATCCAGCACGATGCTGGCCTCTTCTGCCGAGATGTCTGCAATGCTGATGATCCTCCGTAGAAGCCATGTGCCGTCCGTCTTCTGGATGCCGATATGCTCGCGCCCGCTGGCAAACAGTGATAGACCATCGCCGCCTACCGTGATCGTATCGATGATCGAGCCGGTATGTAGCACGCGAATATCCGCCTCGAAAGAGGGAAGCCAGAAAGGAGTAAGTCGCCCGGCCCGCCGATGCAACCACTCACGGAAAGACCAGATATCTGCAAGCCCTTCTTGCTGGAAATTCCACGTCCGGCCTAGTTTCGGAGTGGTCCACGGAGAGAAAAACTCGGCCCGCGACGCAAGCCCATAGTCCACTACGTCCATCCTCGTTTGGTAGCTATCCTCCAACGACCCATCGATCAGCATCTCGTCAGAATAGAAGTCGTACCCGAGATACTGCGTAGGGGTAGTCCCTGCCCCCAAGTCGATATTCTCAATAACCTCGAAGACAAGGCGCATGGCTGCGTTCGCTCCGTTGGTTTCGCGGATAGGTGTCGTTGCGAGCCTACCGATGCGGGCAGGCATCACGCTAGGCGTCACATAGTCATCGCCCAGCGGCAGGGCAAGTGTCAGGCTGCCAGCGGCCACGGTTTCCACTTCCACAATCACCCACTGCCTGTCGGTTTCATGAATCAGAACCAGCCCGCCCTCCCGGTAATCAGATGTCGTCGTGTCGATGGTGATCGAGGTTGCGCCAGAGGATAGCGTCGCTACCCTTTGCGCCTCGGTCCACATCGGCACCGCCCAGAGCCTGGTATGCCAACCGTAAAGCCTATTGGACGCTGCCTGCATCTCTCCCCAAGGGACATGCCATGCGCCTGCTAGAGTCTGCCTTGCCAGTTTGCGCAACCTGATCCGCTGTTCTGTGCCATCATTAGCGGGCAGAATATCCGTCCGCCACTCCAGCGTTTCCCGCGCCGGCGCTGCCAGTCGATACGGGATCCCGACAATGCGCGTCCCGATGACCAGGAAGTCTGCATCATCAATGATCCCAGACCAGTCGAAGCCGAAGATCGCATAGATGTCCGGAGGGCCTTCCACACCTACGGTCAGATCGTAGAAATTGGATTGTCCGGCAAGGTAGGTCGTTGGGATCGCTGGACCGACGAGCGTTACGCCGTCGGTGCTGGTTTCCGTGATGGCCTCCAGCGTCTTCGAAGCATCTAGGTAGGCGTTCCAGACCTCGATCTCGTATTGCTGCTCGGAAATTAGGTTCCCAACGTAGACAGGATTTGGGACGATATGGATCCGGTAGTAGTAATCGTCGAAGAAAGTCCATTGCTTCTCCAGCAGGGAGAGTGCCCACGGGCTCTCTGAGATGGGCAGGTTGCTGGTGACGGCGCTGTAAACACCAGCGGTCAGCAGGTATTCACCGTTCCGCTGGGACTGCTCTACCGGATCGAGGCTCCAGGAGGATACCGCCGTCTGTGCCGGTAATTGCTGCCGATCGGCAAGATCTTGAAGCCCGTAAAGGTCGATGACGGCCATCAGTTCTTGAGGTATGCTATACCGCGCTGGCTACTGATCCCGCCTTTTTGATACCACGGGAAGACCTTCCAGGTATCGCTCCCCAGGGTGAATTCCTCCGCTGGCTGGTATAGCGTCATATCCATGTAGCGGATACCCGGCACCGTCCCTAGCGGGTGTAGATACGTATTGGCGTTGTTGACGCTCACCGTGATCGGGACCAAAATCCCTACGGAGTTTAGAGGGTTGGGCGAGGAAATGATGATCGCATCATCATGGACTGCCCCGCCCTGACAGGCTAGATTGGGTTCCACTACGCTAGCAGCGTAACCACTCCCAGCCCAATTGTTTGTTGGGGCGACCAGGCATCTTACCGCACTGGCGCTGCCAATTTTCTGGCTTGAGAAGGCTGCCCCATGAAATGGAACATTTTCCGGCGTCCCTGAAGTATCTGTTGGGCTCCCAAGCCACGCTCCAGCCCCGGTAGAAGATGTCACATGCGCAGCTGTAGTCGCGTAAAAGAACCGCCCGCCGCCAGGCGAGGATGGGTTGAATAAGTCAAGGCTCCCGAACCCGAGCCGGATAAACTGGTTCGTTGCCACTTCCAGTTCACAGTAGAGCGTCTTGGAGTCAGGTGCGAACAAATGATAGGCCGGGAACGGGCCGAAGTTCACCACCAGCGGCAGACAGGTAGTGTATTGGTCTCCTCCTGTCGCAACGCTCCTGACCGGGTATCCAGGCTGCTTGTCCCAAGCATCACCAGACCCGTAGCTATCCGACCCATTCAGTGTGATCCCGTACTTCCCTGCGACCGTGGTCCCGTTCAGAAGCATCGATTCGTTTTGCCAGGAACGGAAATTGAAATAGGCCGATCCCTTCGACAAGCATAATTCCTTGCCACTCCCAGCATCTACCCATCTGTTCGAGGTCCACCCCTGTGCCAAGGCGAACGTCCGGATCTGAGTAAGCAAGTCATTCGCGCTGCTGGCTGTCCCAGTGCTGTAGGCCATCAATCCATCCTCATCGCAAAGTACTCCTGGACTTCAGAGCGAAATGCATTCTGGAAGACAGTGAAAGGATCTCCCCCGTAGGTTCCTGTATTTTCAGCGGCATTGCTGAATCCGGATATTTTGAAAAGCCCCTCAATCTCCCCCCAAGCTGCAGGATAAGGCGTCCGTTGATGCAGGACGAATGGCTGTAGTAGATACCCGCCGCCGAGGCACTCGCGGTATTCCATGCGCCGTCCACCGGACGCGGTATAGGCAGACATCGGCCAAAGAGACCTTACCGTTCCCCCTACCGTCAATTCGGGATAGTTTACGATAAGCGTGCCAAATTGTGTCGCTCCATCTCTATTGCCTGCTGGTCCCCAAGATCCATCAGGGAGACGAATGTACATGGAAGAATATACCGGCGCATTTACGGCGCTGCACGCTGGAACTGGTAACCCAGAATGGTATCCGGTTTCCTCTGAATATCGCCACGTAGTTCCTCTTGTGTCGATTCCCACCAGAGAGCCGAATACCAACAGAGGATAGGGATATTGGCCTGGCGTCGCGTAGGGAAGTATCCACCCCATCCCCCCGGACTCATAGCTTGTACTGACCTTTACCACAATTCGCATCGCCCGCCCGCTGGCCGCGATCCAGTAGGGCATACTCGAGTTCCAGCACGGGATAATGGGAGATGCCAACGGGGTTGCCACTTCCGCGCCTGGAATCGCGCCGGGTTGCGTCCAGAATTTGCGGTCGTTTGAGTCGTAGCCAGTAAAGCCATTCAGGAAAATGTTGTACCAGCCGACGCTATCGTTCCATTCCGTGCGCAGGCCCGTATAAATAAGATCCGTTCCGGCCAGGCCACGACATTTCAATATCGCTTCCGAACCGAACTGATTGACGACTTCAGTCCCGTTGAGCAACACAAGGGAGTCCCAAGCGATGTTGGATCCACTGCCTCCGGAATCGATGATGATCTTCCAGTAGACGTGTGATCCTGGACTGCCACCTACCGAAAAATCCTTCTCTTCGCCAGCGCCATAAGTCGGGGAAGAGGAAACCGTTAACGCTGTCGTCCATGCACTCCCGTCATCCGAATATTGGAGGCGGAAATTTTTTATCATGTAAGCGAGGTAGGTCGCATCCGGCGCCCGCATCCGAACGGTCGTTACGGTCTTTGTTGTGGCAAGGATGTAAGTCACATAAGACGTTCCGGCCACGTATCCAGTGCAGAGGCAAGATCCTGTCGATCCTGACGTAGATTTGCACTGTAGTGATCTAGGATCGTAACGTGCTGTTTGCCGGATCTTGATGTAGAGTACGTTGGTCTGTTCTGTCAGGTTGGTAAGTACGGAAGATAGATTATTCCGCTGGCTCCTGAGAACATCCCACTCTTGATCTGCCGCCACCAGGTCCGCATCAGTCGTTAAAAAAGTCAGGATCTTTGTGACCAGGTCTTCCAGGTTCGTCGCGGTTCCGCTTTCGCTTGCCATTTTTTCCCCTACATGGATGCCCGAATCGAGCCGCCGTTACGCTGTATCACGTTCAAAACTACACGCTCACCGTCGGGAGAGTATAGGTAATCACGGAAGACCGCCGGATCTGTGACATTTACGATCCGGATCCCGACGGGAGAGGACGCCGCCTGCTGTTGTGCTGGAGTCTGCACTGTCACCCGTTCCCCTGGCGTTGCCCGGAAGGCCACCATCTGCGAATCGGTTCCGCCCCCGCCCCCGACCATGAACGAACCGCCCTGAGCAAATCCCAAGGCGGAAATGAAGCGGAACCCCGCCGCCGCGGCGTTTAGCCCGCCTTGTACCCCGCCTCCCGGACTCAATGCCCGCTGGATCTGAATGAAACTGGAAATCGCCGCTTCCGCGATGCGAGCCGCCCGCCCGATGGTCGATAGGGTTTGGTTATTCGAGGATGCAAGGGAGGCTAGAGTAGAAAAGAAGGAACGGGCATCTTGTGTCCTGGCGTCCAGATATTCCGCCTGGAGCCTGGCTTTCGCCTGTTGCACGTCCCGCTCAGAAATAAAATCGTTCTCCCGCAGCGTCAGCAGTTCCTCGTAGTACGCCCGATGTTCCGAGAGGATCGAATCATACCCAGCCTGCGTGCCCTCCAGTAAATATTGATTCTGCCGCAGGATAAAATCCCGCCCCTCCGTCTCGCTCACTTCGCCAGACTCTATCAGCCCGCGCACCCGGCCTATATCTGATTCTGGCCCGCGTACCGCCTCGCGCAAGGACTGGAGCCGGGTCTGTTCCTGGAGTAGCAAGATCCGTTCGCGTAACTGCGTAAGCTCTTGGTCTCCAAGCAGGATGCCTGACTGTATTAGATTTTGTTGCAGGTATCGCAGCTTGATCTCCGCGTCCCTTTCTTCGTTCCCAAGGCGCATTACCTGCGCCTCCTCGTCCATCTCGCGGACGATGGCCCCCAGAGGATCGCGGGCGTCCTGCAGGATCGCGGCCATCTGCTCTCGCGTCTTCATGGCCCGTTCCGCAGAAACAAATCCTTCTGTTTCTGCTTTAGAGAGCGCAAATACCCCTTGGTAATATTCCTGTTGTGCCGCATACACGGCATCATATCTGCCCACAAGGGCAGCAAGAGATGCGGCTTTCTGATCAAACAGTGCACGTATCGCTTCCTGCCGTTTCTTTTCCTCTTCCGCTAATTTTTTTGCTTTTTTCGCCGCTTCTTCCGCCGCACCCGGAATCGCCCCTTCTGGGCCCCTCGCTTCAGAAACTCCTAGCTGTTTCGCGGTCTTCTCGGCCTCGCGCCGTAGCCGTTCTTGCGCCGCCCCTTGTGCCTCAAGAAATTTTTGCTCCAGGTAATCCGTCGCTCCCGTGAATCCTTCCTCTAGTTCGCCCTGGAAGGCATCACCTACATCTCCGGCCAGCGCACCCAGCCCGGCCTCCGTAGGGCCGAGATCCAGTTCAATCTGGATCCGTCCTCCGCTGATTGTACTCACGAAAGCCGCGATCTCATTTCTGATGGCCGAAAAGGCGTTTTGCAGGCTGCCAAGGATTGCTGGCCCGATGCCTTTAAATATTTCCACCACAGCAACCGATAATCCTTGAAATAGTGCTACGCTCCGATCAATAAAGGCCGAGATAAACCGCAACACCCCTTTCAGGCTCAGATCAATATCCTTCCCCCAATCCTTCGCCAAGCCAAAAGCCTCGCCTACCTTATCCCGCACCGTCCCCAGGACAGGAATCAGCGTCACTGATAGCAGATCCCCGAACGTCGTTACATCGTCGATTCCAAGCGAAATATCCTGCTGGAATACAAGGAGGGAAGAGGCCAACAATACGAACCCGCCCGCAAGGGCCTTAACCGGGTCAATGCTCGCAACGAGTTTCGCAAGGCTTTTCAATATATTCGACGACTCCCAAAGAAGGAAAGCGACGGCCACGGAAGCCGCGGCCTTTGCGAGGGTTTCTAGGTTGTCAGCGACATACAGTATTGCCTTACCAACCTGCTCCGAGAATTGGGAGAATTTGTTAAATTCGCCGGATAAATCGACCACCTGATTCTTTAAGACCGCAAAGGTATTCGAGATAGTGGGAGCCAATCTGGCCGCGCGATTCTGAAGATCCGCTGCAGCTTTCTCGAAAGCCCGGAAGATTACGGGCGCGGTCACAAGCCCTTTTTCTACAGCATCCTTTATTCTAGAAGACTGAACCCCGAGTTCATCCGCAATGACCCGTACTACATCTGGTAGAGTATCTGCTACAGTCTCGAAATCTTCCCACTCTGCCACGCCTGAAGTCAGAGATTGCCCGAGTTGCTGGATACCAGATTGCGCCTCTTCTGCCGTTGCGCCGGAGAGATAAATCGCGTTGTTGACGGCTTCCACGAGGCCGACAAGATCCTTTTGGCTACGGCCATAATACTGCGCCACATTTGCGAGCCTGGTAAATAGCTCTACGCTGCCTTGTATGCTGAAACCGGTCCTGTCGGATACATCCAGCAGCGCTTCCCACGTTGCCTGTAGCCGTTGCGACTCTACGCCGACCGCCAGAAGCTTGTTGCGCAGGGTAGTATATTGATCTGTCAGGTCTGCCAGAACGCCCGCGCCTGCCGCTGTGCCAAGGGCCGCCAATGCCTGCTGGAGTATATTGACACTGCCAGCAGTCCTGTCCGCCGCATGTCCAATATCCAGGATCTCGCGCCTGACTACACGAGAGCCGCGTTCATCGATGATGATCGTAATGCGTTCAGTGGCCATGGCTTAGTCGTCGAATACCCGCGCATTTCTTAGCGCCTGGATGGCCTCGCGGAATGCTTTCTGTACGAACCCCGCCGGCGCCTGCCGGGAAGATCCGGCGTTCAACTTGCCGATATAATCTACGTTGTTGCTAATGTAGATTTTCTGTCCTCTTTTCCTTTCGGCAACAACCCGCGACGCATGATTTAGCGCAGCCTGCGTGTTGGCCGCCTCGGTAGACCTTTTTTCTCCTGGCACATAAGGCTCAACTGGCGTTGTTGCCTCATGATTGATCTGCACAAGCCAGTTCGACCGCGCCCGCCCGGTATCTACTGGCGTTCCCAGAACCAACGTCTGGTCGATCACCAAAGCCACCTTGCGGAAGATCCCGTTGACTCTCTCATCCACCTGGTCCGCCCGTACCCGGATTCTGTGCCTGAAAGAGTCAATGTCGCTTGCCACTGTTCGCCTCGGATCTTTTGCGCAGCCATTCCAGATAGAGATGATCTAGCCTGGAGACTATCCATACTAAATCCTCCTCCTGTTCTTTCTCCAACCCTTGCAGCCGTGCGTACAGAATCATTTCTATCGTCGGGATTGGACCTGGCATCATCCCGATCTTTCTGGAGGATGAGAGAGCATGGAACGCTAAAAGGAAAAGATCCAAGCCATGGGCAAGATCCGGCGCGTTCTGGATTGACGCTGGAACTGGCATTCCAGTCTGCGCCGCCTGCCTAAGAATAGTCTCCTCCGCGCCGCTCATCTCTAGCCCGTATCGGACGACTTCCCAGAGTTTTTTAGGTCACCCTCCAGTATTTCCTCACGGAAAATGGCAAGACTTCCCGCCTGTTCCCGCAGGTCATCGTAGAGGGCGGGTAACCGGCGGAATAGGTCTATGGCAGATTCCCTGGAGAAAGGAATAACCGTACCGTCTTTGTCTTGCACGTTTTCCCACCCCAGCAGGACGCTATCAACAAATACACGCATGTAGATGTTTTCGGCTATCTTCGGATCGATAGTTCCCGTCTGGATTGCCCGCCTGTAGGGCCGCGTCGCCCGCTCCAGTGCCTTCGCGTACTCTGTATTTCTTCCCCCGGCACGGGCAATGCGAAAGCGGATCGGGAGACCGGCATCATTTAGCCCATACTCAATCCATACCCCATCCATCTCCAGCTTTTCATCTGTCGCAAACAGTCGGAATAGGTCTGTCATAGATTACCCCGCTGCAGTCGGAAGATATGGAAATTCGTTGAACAGGAGCGTGTACCCGGCGTCCGTCCTGGCCGCTGCTAAAGTGAGCGGCAGCGTGATCTTTTGGTCCTGTTCCACCCTCAGCCGCCCGTCACCTAGCGCAACCAGCGGGAGGTCGAAGATTAGCCCAGCATTTGACTTGACGATCACAAAGTCCAGAGTGACATCGCTGTTATTGCGGACCGCCTGCACTGCCGCGATGTCGGCAAAATAGGCCGTTACATTTGCGTTGACTTCGAAAGTTCCGGAGGCAACGTCAATGGCGCCCAAATAAGCAACCGCTTTGACCGGAGAAACGTTGTTGTTGATTGCCAACGACAATTCAGTCAAGTAGGCGAAAAGAGCCGTTGGGTTCGGGCTTCCAGCCGTCACAATGTGCATCTTGATCCGAGAGAAGTCGGAACTCGTATTGAAAGCAGGAGCATCGGTCAGCGTGATACGTGTACCTGACTTTACCCCTGTCGTTCCATCCCGCTGCTCGTTATCGATGGCAACATAGGCCAGATCCAGGGTGATTTTCTCGGCTTGCGGAACATTGACCGTCAGTTCGCTTGCTACCGCACCCACGAGATACTCCGACATTGTACCGCCGGTGTCTTCCCCGAGGGTACGTTCCAGCTGGTAAGACTTTCGCTTGATTAGCGCCGATGTTTCCTCATTTTTTATCACATTGCCGTAGAAAATCTGGACCGTGAGCCCGGTCCCTGTTTCCGCTACCATCGTAGCATTCGTTTTATCGAACTCGATATAGGTCGCGGCAACTGCCCGAACACGAGCAAACCCGTTGTTCGCAGCAGTTACAAACTTCACGCCCGCCGCATCCCCACCAACAAATATCCACTCCCCAGCAATTAGCCCGAATGCCGTGAAATCCTTCGATCCAGAAGCCCGCGTCAAACGAGGGTAGCTCCCAGAGACATCGATATTTACTTCTCCAGTTCCGAACTGAAAGCCGATTTTCTTGAGCGTCGCGGTCGCTGGCGGTGTCTCGTCTACCAGGGCCTGCGAGACGACTACCGTTGTTGCGGTAGACGAAGCCACGTTCTTCATGCCATTGTTGGCCGATTGGCCGAAACCTGCCCCCACCACCAGGTCGCCTGCAAGGAATCCCGCCATGCCACTTGCCGCTGTGTACGTATCATCTACCGCTGTCACGCCGGTAAACGGGATCGCTGTGCCGTTCATCGGGATATTCGTGAGCTTCTCGCGGATATCAGCGAAAAAGAACCCCTGCAGCCAGCGGGTCATATTCGTTTGCGTCAGGTCTTGGCTGAACCCGCCGCTTGCGTCCAGGTCAGTGACCACGCCCTTCTTTCGCTGCCGAGACGGGTTGATTGGGTTTCTGGCGATGGTCGCAAGTTGTCCGCCAAAATCCGTATAGCTATTTGGCTCCAAGGGGTACCAGACGGGAGTGCCGGGTAATGTGCCGAGGGTAGTGCTCTCTTCCGCGATACTCAGCCCGGTGATATTGCTGTCAATTGTGTTGGCCATTTTCGTTACCTCATTTCATCATACTGAAAGTCTAAAACAACGTTCATTTGCCACCAGGCCTCGGAAACTCCAACCTCGGAGATCCTAGAATTTCTGAAAAAGATCCCGCTCGCAGTCCCTACCCCTTCATATGCATCCCGCGCAATCACCGCTAGCTCCTCTAACCTCGTCAACCCGCCCCCTACCGCGATTGGCGTGAATATCTGCACCGTTACCTGCCCATTCCGCTCGTACCGCCTGGCGCCAGTCGGTCCGTAGCTCACCTGCTGGCTACCGGTATGTTCGATGAAGATCCGAACCCATGGCCCGGTGACGGGAGGAGAGACAGACGGAATATCCACCCCCTGCCAATATACAGGGACATCCGGAGCCATAAGTGACCAGGAAGTATAGAAAAGCTGGAATATCTCATTTCTGGCGGACGAAAAAGTAGGTAGGCTCATCTCTCTAGCGTCACTATGTACATGATTCTTTTCCCGTTCGGTGCCAGCGGCATCACGTCGATAATCTTCCATGCCAGCCCACACCGAATAATGATGCCATCCTCTTCCACAGGGATCGTCAGCCCGGATGCAGGAATATAGGCCGTCAGTTTACCACTGCGAATCATATCGCCAGCCGTGTATTGCATCGACTCGTCGAGAAACACTGCCGGAACAGTCTGCTCCCGGTAGCTAGAAATCCCTGGACGCCAGGGGAGCGAGCCTGACGGCGCATTCCCTGTTGGGTCTCGCAAGATCACTTGTTGTCCGTACTTTTGGATGAGCCGCAGGGCAAGGGCAATCTTACTATCGTACTGCGTACTGACTATTGGACAGCCGCCCCAGGAGATGGGGATCCGACCGCCAAACGCATCCAGGCTCCAAGCGATGGGGAGATGACCATCCGCCAGCACCGCAATCGCGCCTCCCCAAGCGACAGGGAGGTATCCATCCGCCAGGACTTCCACTTGCCCGGCCCAGGAGACGGGCAAACGGCCATCAGATACGAGCGCCAATACCGCTATGGCCCAAGAGACGGGCAAACGGCCGTCCTGGGGAATCATCCGGATAGATGAAAGAGGCAAACGGCCATCCATGGACATATTGCCGATGAATCCTACCGGGAAATGCCCATCTACGTCGATTGCTACTGCCCCTCCCCAAGAAATCGGAAGTTCCCCAACGACGGAAAGTCCCGCCGTGGCCGACCAAGGGAGAATTGCGTCAGCGTCTATGAGACGCCCCAACGAGAAAGGATATATGGAATCCGTGGAAAAGTGGGAAGCGAAGGAAACAGGAAGGCGTCCGTCGCTGGCCATCGGCATTCCTACCGCGATGTGGAACCGGCCGTCAAATCGGACAGCGATTGCCCCGCCCCATGAGACAGGAAGCCTACCAGAATCATCCAGGCCCGCAAGAAATGCTAGAGGGAAATGCTCGATGGCATCAATGATGTTTGCTGCACCGATAGGCAGATGGCCTTCTGTGTCGATCATCCCGGCCCATGAATTAGGCAATCGAACATCCCCATCCACCTGTACAGCGGAAGCAATAGGGAGACGATTTAGCGCATCAATAGATGCTGCAATGGAAACCGGAGATCTGGATATCCCAGAAGACTGACTTGACGCCGAGAGAGGGAGTGTATTCCGTGTTTCAGTCGCTGAAGATCGAGAGATTGGCGCTCGCGCATCACAGGAGACCTGCGTCCCTGCTATGGAAGGCCTACCTATAGCGATGATCCTATTGATGCGGGGCATCGCTGTTCCCTCAGATCAGATAGGTCGCACGAGTTGATAGGGATTGCGTTCTAGGGACTGGCACTCGCCATCTGAAAATTCCCCAGAAAATACGTAGATATACTCAGCTGCAAAATACATGCTAGTCACCGCCCGGCCAAACTGGATTGGTGCGGTCACTGTCCTACCGGATACATTATCGTTTTCGGTGTACGAAAGTGCTGAGGTTTTGTCAACTCCGTTGACCCGCAATTTGATGTTGCTACCGGCGCCAGGGGTGAACCGCACGATCCATGTCAATGGCTGCTCAATCGTCCCAAGGCTATTCCCCGTGTTCGCCTGCTGGGCCAGACTAGATCCTGTATCAAAACGAAGCTCGAATTTAGGTACGGTATTAGGAGACCCGGCAGAGATAGACACATTGTAGGAAGAGGATGAATAGAAGATCCTTTGGAATCCACCCCAGCTGGTTGCTCCAGCTATTTTATAGCTCTTCCCTGCGAGAGTGACTCCCTCGCTCGACCCAAGATTCCGTTTGCATTTCAATGTCAGGATCGCGCCCGTCGTTGCGTCGTAAGGGATACGCCCGACAATATTCCCTGTCTTACTATACGCGGCTATTGCCGCAGGATAGTAGCCAGACGCGGGTGGGGTATAGGTCGCGTGATTCCCGTGGAGATCCTTCTGCCATTCGATGATTGGTACCCACCCGTAAAGCAGTTTATCCGACCATTGGTGATTTTCATCAATCCTCACAGGCTGGATGGGTTTTGCGCCAGGTGTCAAAAATCTTGGATCTCGTAGTCTGGCAATGTCTGTATAGGTGATGGGCATTATGCAGGCTTAGGTCCGAGCGTCTTCGGTGTGATCTTCACTGTCCAGCCCGCCGTCATCGTCACGCCGGACGTATTTTCCGTATAGAACTCATATACTTGGGACGTATACAGATTGTCCAGCGGGATCGTGATCGCGTAAGTAGTATCCGTTGTTGTTGCCTGCGCGGTGTTCAGCACGAAAGTGCCAACATACGGACGACGGCAAGTAAGGCTCGGCTGAGGCTCGTCTGCCGTGCCATTGACGTTCATTCGACGCGCATAGAGATGAATGCCGCCAGTAATCGTGCCGGAGGCATATTGCCAGGTCAACACTGCCTCCGCTATCGGCGCATCGTCATCATTCGTCCAGCCGCCGGAAACGACATCGCCGGAGGCACTAAAAGCGCCATCAGATACCGCAGAAGTCCCCGTCCCAACGGTGACGGTATCTTGCGTACCGAAGAAATCAATTGCTGCATCAGTCCCGATAGCCATTTAGAGCCACCCTGCCCGGCGCATCATTTCCTCGACCTCACCTACGAGAAGGGGCACTCCCTCGGGGGTTAAGCCTATTTCTGTTGCACGGGATACCTGTTTTACTCTGAAGGCACTTAGAGCGGCTACCGTATTACTACCTGAACCAAAAATCTGTAGTACCAGTCTTACAACAGGGCCAAAAGGATCGAGATCGTCAATCCCGCCAATCATCAGCCATTGGTTTCTTTTCACATCAGTTAATGCGATTAGCTCATCCTCATCCGTTAGGTTAAATGCCTGCGAGCCGCTGATCGAGGTCTTGTTCACCTGCCGATTGACCTGGTTCAAGAGGGCAGTAATCTCGCCTGCCGTCTTCCCAGCGTATCCTTTCCCGATTGGGTCCGTCAGTAGTTCAGTTCCGCCCAGTTCATAATCCATGTTTCGCCTCACTTTCCACAGTTGTTTACGTTTCCTGCCGATGATATAGAGCACTGAGATGCCGTTACTTGTCGCTGAGCCATGACTCAATCCATGGTTTATCTTCTGTTATGCTTTGCAAGACTTTGGGTGAAGGGAGCGGCATCCACCCAACGGGTTCTGCGATAGGGATAGCCATCCTGCCCCCTAACACAGGGAGTAAAGCAACCCATTCATCATCATATCCAGACCCAGGCTCACCTCGCGCGTAAAACCCGGCGGCAACAAGCTGGCCATATTGCAGCAAGAGGATGATCACTTCGCCTTTAGGTGCAGTTTCGATAGGTTGCCAAGGCATAAGTTATCTGCTCAAGTAAAATTTCAATCCTTCCCAAACAGCGAGACTAAGGCCAACAACCGTTACCGTGATGATATTACTAGCGACGATCGTCCCAAACTTCTCAAGCATTTGCCGATAAGTGCGTGCCCATCGTAAATCTTTTGCGAGTTCATGTAGACCAGATTGTTCTCTATATTCTTGCATGATGAGGGCATGAAAGGCACTCGCTAATTTCCTTGCCTCTACATCTATTTCGTCATTGTCCACCACATCTCTATCGGTCATCAGGGAATACCACACCGATCAGACCAGCGACGAAGAGACCGCAAGAGATGATGACCTCCTGGAGTTCAGGGGAGAGAGGGATACCCAGGCCAGTGAGGAGTATCACGAGACCGCGCCAGGTAGAGGGTTCATTTTTTATTTGCAGGTGCATTTCCGCCTCTGGGAAGGGCAGCC